AATCTAGTTCAAGATCACCTAAGTAATTATGATGAGTAAATGTCATACACCAATTTCCATTTTTGCAATAATATATTCTTTAACAAACCCAGACCTTACAATATCTTCTACACCAAATTCTACAATATCAATAGAAGGCATTACTCTTAAAATCTTCATAAAGTCAATGATACCATTTTTCTCATTTGTCTTAATTAAATCAGATTGAGTAGCATCACCACAGAACATAATTTTAGAATCTTCACCAACACGAGTAATGATAGAATCCAATTCGTGGAAATTTAAATTTTGAAATTCATCTACAATAATAATTGCCTTGTCCAGTGTAGTACCACGAATAAAAGAAGTACTCCAAAAACCAATCGTTCCTTGAGTTTTGAGATTGCCATAAAGCATTTCAAAGTCTGCTTCTGATGGTAACTCAAACATATACTTCACCATATTCTTATAAGGAATTTGATAAAGAGAAGATTTGTCTTCATGGTCTCCAGGAAGAAAACCTATCTCACGAGTTGCTACAAGTGAACGAACAATATAAATCTTTTCATATGGAGTCTTTTCATCCAAAACATCTTTAAGTGCATTATAAAGTGTGATAAAAGTTTTACCAGTACCAGCACATCCATATGCAACAAGATTTTGATTTTTATTATAAGATTCAAAGAGTATTTCTTGGTTCTTTGTAAGAGGTTCAATCGTCCTCATTATATCAGAACTAATAGGTTTCTTACGTTTCATTTGCTTATTACTCATACCAAAGGGCACTGGAGTTTTGGGCGTATTTCTTCTTGGGGGCATATTTTTTATTTAAACTGGTTTTACTTTTGATCCGGGAACTTTTGATGCTCGTGAAAGAACATCGTTCCATCCAGGATGAGATTTCTTAAGTTTATCATAAACCTCACCCAGTTCTCCAGACGATGGACAAGTTGAGGGATCAGACCAATCACGATCCCATTCAGAGTTATCTTTTTTCCATTGTTCCCAATCGTGAACACTTAGAATAATTTCTTTTTGTTCGCCCGTAACTTTATTATAAATCGGATAAGTTGCCAAATTTACGACTCCATAGTGTATGAGGATATTTATTCGATACAAATTGAAGGAGCATCATCACACTCAATACAATCAATACACTCATCAATATCTGGATGAGATTTCAAAAATTCTTGAAAGTCTTGCTCAGTAAAAAGAACTTTAAATATATGACCAGTAAAATAGTCTTTTACACAATAAGATTTCATAATACCTCAAGGACTCAATCGTGCTTTATGTAGACGCTTTTCTTCATAATAACTGAAGATTTCTGGAACCCATTCTCTCATTACGGGGACCATACCTTCACAAAGTGCTTGAATCTCTACTTGAGCATCAAGTTTTGCTCTCAGGTCTAGAAAGTGTAATGCAGCACGAAGAGAGAACGAAACCACAAAGTTTTGACGAATATTCTGAGGAAGATAATCACGGAGATGTTCCTCTGCCATACCACGAGTATTATAACCCTCTGCATACCTCTCAGATGCTGCTAGACAGAACTTTAACTGCCTTTCGTAGTCTTCCTTCGTCCATTCGTACTTGTGACCTTTACGGTCCAGGTAGAGACCTTCTGGACGCACATAGAAGACCTCTTCAGGTTTCAGGTCACCAGTCGCAACCTTCAATACACGACGACCGGTATAACGTTGAGACTGAACATCAAAAGAAACTCCAACACGATGAGTTCTTGCCTGAACCATTACATTATGAACAAACCCAACACAGTCCAAAGTAATTGCAGGATGCTCTAAAGGTCCCCAATGTCCCCGTTCATTTGCCAGTAGTTGCTCAATTACCCATTTACCACATTCCTTTTCTGCAGGGGGAAACTTAGTGTGAATAGGGTCTTCACTATAATCATTCTTACCTGCCTGATAAACAAGAGTTTGTGGAAGTTGTGTCTGACGGATCATCACAACTTGCATATAACGGTCAAGTTCTAAAAGATCCTTTGCTTTGATAGGTTTCATTTCAATCCTCTTCTTCGCAGTAAATTTCGTCGTAATCTGTTAGGTAATTTGAAACTTCTTCGTATTGTAAGTTAGTATCAGATACATAAAGTTCTGCTTTCAGACAATCCAATAGAGACTCTATGTTTCTTACTATAAGCTTTAAACGTTCTTTATCCATCTTTATCAACCTGAACAAAGGTAATTATACACAAAAAAAAGAGACCTGTCAAGGTCTCATCTCTCAATATAAGTTAGTTTATGATCTGTTGCATAAAGTTGTTGAATAATAATATCACATCCAATCTTTGGGTTACAATCCCCGCAAGTATAAACATCTACGGCTGCTCTACCTTCTTCAGGCCAAGTGTGGATACTAATATGACTTTCAGATAATAAACATAAAACAGTGACTCCCTGTGGTTCAAACTTCTTTGAGATAGTTTGAACCACATTCGCACCACTTGCAACTGCTGCATTTTCTAGTAAATCTATAAGACAATACTCGTCATTCAAAAGAACAAATGAGCAACCATAAAGGTTTAGTAAATAATGCTTACCCATTAATCTAAAGGATTATCCTCTGCTTCTTTAATCAATGAACTCACAACAGTTTCTGTACCATCCATAGTTTTTATTGTATAGAGAGATGATTTTTTGTATTTTTTAATTTTTTTATATTGTTTCAATATTACATCCACATAATCAAAATCAATTGTGATATTAGCATTTTTTACATCACTACCAAATCCTGTACTCATTTTTTTTTCCTTTTTTCTGTTTTCTGGTATCCCCAAAGTCTTGGATTAACTCTTCCATATCCAAAGTCAATTCTTTGAACTGCACCTGGTCCATAGGTATCATAGTACATATCAAACAAACTAGATTTTTTACCACACCGAGTTAAATCAACATAATATTCTTCATTCACAAGATACCAAATTAGATATGCGTCATTTGGAAAGGATGAATCTTTTGCTTTTTCAATAGTTGTTTTTTCAAGAAGAATTTCACATCCATATTCACGAGGCAGAATTTCTTTATTAATTTTTTTCTTTTCTGCCATTTTTTCTCTCTCTTCTGTTGCGATACTCACGAACGATTTCCCCATTGAATATCGGGAAATGATTCTTTAACATTTTCAAAAGTTATCTTATATTTATCAGTAAGTTTTTTATCTTTTGTAAGAATCAAAACTTCAGATTCTTTTGGATGAAGTCCCTGAAGAAGGTTAATAAACATCATCTCTCTACGAATAGTTGAAAGAGTATCGTTTCCTCCTCTTACATAGTGGTAAAGATTTTGATATTCCTTACGAAGAGAAGTGCGTCCTCTTCCCTGAAGGTCTTGTACGGTTGCAGATTCTCCACCAGATGCCTCTCTAGAAAGATTCTGTGAGAGAGTTCCTGAGTAAACATTCTGGTCTTTTACATCACCATAAGGAACATCTCCTTCGGGAAGAAGTGAAATTACAGTCTCATCAAAATTCCAAATCAAAACAGACTTGAGTGAATCGTGCTCATAAGTTTTTAGAACTTCAATTTTTTTAGCATTACTTCTTTGTTTTGAAGCAAGTTCTAAAATTTCAAATACAAAAGGATTTGATGGAAGAGTTTCAATCGGTTTTTCAGTAGTCGTTGGCTTTGTCTTTGTTGTAGTCATAATAGATTTATCCAATCAGTTTTAATTTAGTGAGTATTATTAATTAGTCATCTTCATCATCTTCGTCATCATCAAAATATCCTTCCTCAAATCTAACAGCAACAACTTCATCAGGTATGACTTGTCCGTTTTCATCAAAGAATTCTGGATGTAGGTAAGGAGGTCTAGATTCTAACAAATGTCTATAAGTTAACCAACCAATTATGCTCCCCACCATAAAAAATAGCAAAGTAAACATTATTGTAAATGTGATTACATATGCGGATCCCATTTGTCTTCTCCCGAGAGTTTGTTTTTTCTAATATCAAAGTGAAATTCTATAAAGAAATGAAACTCCCTATGAAAGAGAGAAATCATTTTACCAAACTTCACTTGAAAAGTCTTTGGTTTTGATTCTCTCTTCCTCCTATTTCTTAATAATAACTCAACTCCCCGATTGATTTCGGGTTCTGAGTTATTTAGGTTGTTGTTTTTTTCTTCTTCCTGGCCGTTTGTCATGACTATACTTCCAAGCATCTTCTAGAATGCCGTACAAATAATTTCGTATTTTTCTTGCCTGAGGTTTTGGAATGTGACCATATCCTTCACGAAGTTGTTTATGAATGTTATCATCACCACCCTCAAGATAATCATCAAGGTCCATTACAAGACTGCTCAGTTCATTTGCAGTTGAGCTTTCAATAAACTGCTCAACCTCTCTTCTCAGAATTCCCTTAACTTTTAAATAATCATAAAACTTTAATACAAACTGACCCTTAAAAGAAAGATCAATTGCTTTTTCTACATCATAATAAACTTCGTTAAAGGTTGATTCCATTAGACTAGATTTTGCTCCTTAAGGTACTTAACTGTATCTGTACATCCACCCAGATGTTGTTGATCATTTAATATTACTTGAGGAAAAGTAGAACCTACTCCAAACTCAGAGTAAAATCCTTCACGATCAAAATCTGTTCCAAGTGTATAAACAACATGTTCAAGTTTTGTTAATTGTAGCACCTGCTTTACTTTAGTGCAATAGGGACATCCATCTTTAGAGTAAACTGTAAATTTCATAATACTAACTTGCGTTATTTCTTCTAGGTTTGTAAATGTATATATTCTGTGGTTTTTCTGGTTTCATCCAGTCATCTATTTTATTCAAACTATCTTCATTATAAAAGTCTTGTTGGACATACCATAGTTTCCAGTGTTCGTGCCCCTTGGATTGATTACAAGAGTGACAACAAGCAACTATATTTGTTTTAACATCAAGTCCACCTTTACACTGAGGAAGAATGTGATCGAGTGTAATGTTTTCTTCTGACCCACAATAAGCACACTTGTGTTCCCAATGGTCTTTTATATTTGATCTCCACATTCGTTTTGCTTCTGAACTTGTTGTTGCTTCTAAATTATATAAAAGTTCGTCTGAAGTGGAGTAAAGTTGCATTCTTAAGATGCGTACCAAAAATATTTAGGATTCATCTGATTTATTCCTGCCATAGTTGAATCCCCAGTAAATAATATAGAGATCAAAGAAAACATTAAACCAATTGATATTTTGCATCATACTACTACAGGTTTTTGTTGACCTTCTGGAAGTTGAGGTGCTTGAGATGAGACAACTGGATTCTTGTTTGCATTTTTAATTACGATAAAGGCATCAGATTGATAAGTAACCGTACCATAAGGTTTTGCCCACTTTGGATTTGCATCTGGGTGAGTTGCTGTTCCTGTTGCGGAACAACCACCAATATTCACCTCAAAAGTATCATCACCAGTCCAACCAAGAGAACGCATTACCTCAAATACATCTTTAATTACATACTGAAACTTTGATTCTTCTCTTGATGCTGCCGCAAGGTCATTAATCATTTTTGTATAAAGGTCATCAATATTTTTTTCTCCTGAACGAAATGAATTACCGTAGGTTTCTTTTGTCATCTGGATCTTGTATCTTTGTACCATTATAGGGTACTTGTGGAGTTCTGTAAAGACCAGGCCAAGTGTCTCTGATGATCTCTGCGAGTTTGTCAGGTGTTGTGGAGGTTATCATAGAAAGGATAGAACATACCGAATGCTATGAAGATGTAGAAGAAAGTCATAAAGAGTTGTGGTTTTATCTTATGTATCATACAGAGACTACTGTGAGAATGATTGATGGAATAGCAGGAACAACTCCACTTGCAGTCCTTGCTTTGATTTGAATGTGGTCGTCAGTAGAGCTCCACATAAGTTCGTAATAATCATTCGCAGAAGCAGATACTACAAAATTCCAAGCAGCAACAATTTCAGAAGAAGTTCCCTGAACTGCTAATTCTGTTGCACTATTTGGAACATCTACTCCATTTTTTTTCAACCAAATATAAACGTGTGCTAGAGAACCTTGTGATTTATCAATTTGTAAAGAAAATTGAATATTATATATTCCAGAGTTTGCAACGACAATATGAGAACTATTTGCGATAGATACTTGATTTGATATATCAGTTGTATTGATTGTAACTGGTTGATATGTATTGACGCCCACTACATTTTGTGTTGTGGTATCATAAAAACTTCCATAATATCCTGTAACAATACCAACAATATTTCCTGAATTGATATTAACAAACTCTGCCTTGTTTGATGAAGAATCCCATTGTAAAAATTTTGAATTATAATTACTTGAATTTGTTGCAACTCCAACAACATCATCCAAGTATCTTATTTGAGTTTCACCACCTCCACCTAATGTGGAGAGTTGTTGTTGAATGCGAGAAAGAAAAGTGCTGTAATGTTTCTGAAGATCATCAAAAGTGGCAAACTTTTGATCTAATGGTGTAATTGGATCATTCTTATGTTTAGTATCTGATGGTTCGGATAATAAACCTAATGATTTTTCTATTAAAGTATCTTTTTTTACTTCTACTACTTCAACAATTTGGGGTTCTTGTATTTTCTCTGGAATATTTTTTTTCTTTTTAGGTTGCAGTTGCTCAATAAAAAGTTTCTCAAAAGAATCTCCAACTAAAGATTCCATCTCTAGTTTTTTCTTTTTATTTTCTTTTGCGACTATTTTAAATAATTCTGAAAGTTCTTCCATCAACAATTATATTTTTAGATATTTATCTTCTATTATAACAGAGACATCAGAAAGAGGAAGACTCCGAATGCTATGGGTACTGTGAGTATTGTTAGCATAAATACAAATAAAATTCTTATGAAAACTTATAAAGAATTTATATCAATACTTGAAAAGTTTAAACCATTTCCAGAAGATAGTGTAAGTAGACAAATTGAAAGAAAAAAGAAAAGTGGTTCTAATAAAGATGCTCATAAGATGAAGGTTGCTAAAAATTTTATGACCAAATCTGGTGATAGTAATAATACAAAAAGGTCAGTAGATACTATTAAAAAGAATTTGTATGCAACTGTTCATAAAGGAAACCCAGAAGGTATTAATGCTAAAAATGTTGATGTTGTTAGTAGACTTGTAAAAGGGCACACTAAAAAGTCTAAATTAAAAGATTTAGATCAACAATCAGAATTCAATAGAAAAAACAAAGAAACAAAAAAGAAACTTAATAAAACATATCAAACAAATGAAAATACCTGAAAAAACAAAATTATTAGAATTATATTCTTATGGTATTGAAAGTTTTGTATTAAATCTTCAAGATTACTTAAAGACTGATAATAAGGTATCCGAATTAAAATATCATATAGGACACAAACTTGCAGAAATTTTTTCTATTATAACTGGATATGATGGAGACAAAAAATTATTCCTGATGAGATTAAAGAGAAATAAGAAACAAACGATTACTTACTGCCTTGAACTATTATCTATTGAATGGTGTGAAGATATTATGGTTCTTATGAGAACTATAAGTAACAAAAGGCATACTTGGAAAATAGTTCAGGATAAAAAATTGGAGTATTCCTGGGATTTTATTGAAAGTATTTTTAATTAGATTATGAGTATGGTGAGCATTATTGGTCGTAAAGTTTTTCTAATCTTTCTTTGGTGAGGTCAACATATAAAAGTTCATCACCTTCTTTTGGTGACTCTGGGTGTTGAGGTTTTCTTGGAGTTCTCATTTCATTATTGATGGACTGGATGTTTACCCACATCATCGCAAAGGCACCTCCTGCGATGACTGCGAAGAATGTGAAGTATAGGAGAGGGAGTAGGGGGTTCATGGGGTTTTATGTGTTTGTAAGTATTTAATCATTTCTTCCAGAAGGTTTGTGTTGTCTCCTACCTGACCTAATACCATATTACAGTTTCTACAAAGCAACTGACGAACTTTACCTGTTGTGTGGTCATGGTCTACACAAAGTTTTTTCCATTTACCATCACCTTCTCCTTTACAAATAGCACAGACACCATTCTGTGCCTCATACATTTGTGTGTGTTCGTCGAGAGTAATTCCATAGAGTCTTTTTAGGTCATTATTTTTTGTGCGTTCTGGATTTTCCTTATGTCTATTTTGAACTCGTATTTTATCACATTCTTTGCATACGGAATGCCTGACCATAGTAACTTTATTTCTTACATAAAAGTCAGTAGCAAGTTTTTCCTTACCACAAGTCATACAAGTTCTATAAAGTTCGGAGTAGAGTTTAGTCATTCGTGTTTTCTTTCGTGCATAATTATTTATAAAAAAAAGGAACTCTTTGGAGTTCCTTAACATTATATCACCCGATAGATGGTGCAGTCAAGGCAACCGAAGTTGTTTGAGCAGCAGCAAGGTCAAGTGGGAAGTTGTGAGCATTCCTTTTGTTTTAACCTCTGTCGCCAGAGGGAGCGGACTATATCATCACTCATAAGAGTGTCGGACGCTTATTCCTGTTATTAAGGGAACTATATCCCTCAGGTAGTCTCTGAACCTTTCTCAGATGTATCTGAGACTTGGCTGCTGATTGCCCACTTGGGGGTTCCAGCAATTCATCCGATTTAACGAGCGCCATGCGTTCACAAAACGCTCGTGCATTACTTCTAGACCCAACCCAGCACGATTAAGAATGTCAGCCCAAGTAGGAATTACTCGGTTTTGACTATCGACAATAGACTGGTTAAAGTTGAAACCGTTGAGGTTAAAAGCCATCGTGGATACACCAAGAGCGGTGAACCAGATGCCTACAACAGGCCAGGCAGCAAGGAAGAAGTGAAGTGAACGTGAGTTATTAAAGGACGCATATTGGAAGATAAG